AATGACGTACTTTGGCAAAACTGTTGGGTTTGCCCAACGTCATATTACTTCGACTAAAACTCCTTACTGTCCATCGTTCGTTGAGAAGTTGGCTGGAAGTTTCGTTAGAAGCCCGGTCACCTTAGATACCATCAGAGCTGATGTCGAAGCCTTTTCAGGCCCTACTTGTCATAGACCAGAAGATCCCCTCCTCGAGGACGTAATAAGCTCAGCTTATGTACGTTTTCGCTTGGCAAGAAGAGTAAATCCAATCCATCTGAATGATTTACCGAAAATGAGGCTTGATACGGATTCATCATCGCCTGGGATTCCCTGGAGAGATCTGGGGTACACCACAAAACGTCAAGTTTTGGATGATAAGTCAGCGTTTACGAGTATAAGACGATTTTGGCACCTGGTCAAGCATGGATACATATCACGCATGCCCGATTGTTCAGCTTTCCTTAGGTCGCACTTAGTCGAGGAGGGCGACGTTAAAGTGCGGGCTGTTTGGGGATATCCAGCAACAGTTGGATTTGCTGAAGCTTGCTTCGCACTACCATTGATAAAAGCATTCAAGACGGCAAAGACGCCCATCGCCTACGGTTATGATACAGCCACTGGAGGCGTGGGGAGAATTCGTGCTCGTTTCCTCGGTCACAAACACTATCTTGGAATGGATTTCAAATCCTTTGACAAGACTGTACCCGCATGGTTGATACGCGAGTGTTTTAACATTCTTTTACAGAACATCGATTTCCGTAAGTATCAAAGTGAAGGCACCCCTGAAACTGACAAACTTTTAGTTGTCTGGAACGCTTTAGTGCGGTACTTCATCTATACCCCCATACGGTTATGCGACGGCTCACGCTATCGCAAGAATAGAGGGGTCGCGAGTGGTAGTTACTTTACACAGTTGATAGACTCTATAGCCAACTGGATTGTAACTCAGTATTCCCTTCGAAAGTTGGGACTCACAGTGTATGATTGCGTAGTGTTCGGAGATGATTCACTCGCAGCGGTAGACAAAGAACTGGACTTTGACCGCTACGCTGAAGTGTTATCACTATTTGGAATGAACTCAAATAAGAAGAAGAGCATCCAGTCCGCACACCTAGGAGACATCCCATTCCTTGGATATTTCCTCACGCCTACACCGTACCGGCCGGAACAGGTTCTCTGGAGTGCGTTGCTATACCCCGAAACAGCTGACCGGAGTTTCGATGAATTTGCAACACGATCGATGGGCTTGTTGATAGCTAACTTTGGTTATCATAAGAAGTTCGACGACTTTTGTCGAGTCGTTGTATCCGAGCCCTTCAAACCGACGATCACACCCTCCCAGCGTCGCTTCTTAGCGATGCTCGGATTAGACGAACTTCCAGCCAAACCACCAAACCACCTCAAACTTTTCTATATGTCATCAGGATAGTAGGAGACGAATGGCCCGGTGGTAAAATATTGGCCCAACAAACAACAACAACACC